GATAGTGTTGCTTACCGTGATATCGGGGCGGTACTGTGACCAACTACTACCACTGTATTCCCATGATGAAACTTTTGGTATAGTGGGTGTAGAGAGTGAGTACACCCGCACGTGGCCGGCGTTGGAGCCGGTACCGTCGTTAAAAGGAGCGCCGATCGCCACACGTGTTCCATCCGAGGATATAGATACCGAGTACCCGGACTCGTCCCCCGCGGCCTCACCGTCGATATCTTGGCCCACTTGGGTCCAGAGAGAAGTTCCACTGTTCCAATCATACACCCTCACGTGGCCGGCGTCGGAGCCATTGCCGTCGTTGTCGTGAGCACCTATCGCCACGCGTGTCCCGTCCGAGGATATAGATACCGACCGCCCGAACTCATCGTTCGCAGCCTCACCGTCTATATCTTGGCCCACCTGGGTCCACTGAGAAGGAAAAGCGGGCGTGTCCCATTCGTACACCCGAACGTGACCGGCGTAATTGCCGATGTCGTCGTTACCATAAGCGCCTATCGCCACGCGCGTGCCGTCCGAGGATATAGATACCGAATGCCCAGACTGGTCGTACACAGCCTCACCGTCGATGTCGGCACCCACCTGGGTCCACGTCCCGCCGATGTCCTCGTACACACGCACACGTCCGGAATCCTGGGTGGGAGCGCCTATCGCCACACGCGTTCCATCCGAGGATATAGATACCGACCGCCCGGTGTAGTCGTTTGCAACATCACCGTCGATATCAGAGCCAATCTGCGTCCACGTCCCGCCGCTCTCCTCGTACACACGCGCGTGGCCGGCGTTATAGATGGCGCCGGTGACGCCGTCGTTTAAGATAGCACCGATCACCACGCGTGTGCCGTCAGAGGATATAGATACCGAGTACCCGAATCGGTCAGCCCCAGCCTCACCGTCGATATCAGAGCCCACCTGGGTCCACACCAATACGCCATATGATAGGACAACCTCATACACCCTCACGTGGCCGGCGGCGGCGGCGGTGCCGTCATTCCCCGTAGCGCCTATCGCCACGCGCGTGCCGTCCGAGGATATAGATACCGACCACCCGGACCGGTCCCCTGCAGCCTCACCGTCGATATCTTGGCCCACCTGGGTCCAGAGAGAAGTTCCACTGTCCCAATCGTACACTCGCACGTGACCGCTCCGATCCCCTGAACCGTCGTTCTTTTCAGCGCCTACCACCATACGCGTTCCATCCGCGGACATAGATACCGATTGCCCGAACTCGTCATCCGCAGCCTCACCGTCGATATCTTGGCCCACCTGACTCCAATCAGCCGACGACGGGTCGGGTACTGAAGAAGTTCCGAAAACCTTCGTACCGTCACCGGTCAGGCAACTTCCGGTTATGGTATTGAAGGGTGTCGTTATATCCGAACCGATCTGCGCCCAACCCAGGTCACTGACAGTAATCGTTGAACCCATACCAGCTCCATGTGTCTGGCAAAGATACGAGATATTCGACGGTGCACCAGTGGGAACTGTGAATGTTAATTGCGAACCCGTAGTTCCGGGTGGATTCGTACCATAGTTGTCGACTACCCCGGTGTTGAACGTCGGATAAAAGCCGAGTGGGTGGTTGGCGTTTGACGCATCTGAAAGGTCAAATATGTATGTGTTTCCGCGATAGAACGTTAGAGGAGCACGGTCGACACCGTCGATGTGGTACCTGTTACCACCATCTACACTTGCGACCGTCACCGTGTACGTCGTCGTCGTCGTAACCGATTTCTCCACGACCACCATCTTCGTGGACGTTTGCATGGCAACGCGAGTACCGTCATCCGAAATGCCTAGGACCCGTCCGAGCGCTTGACCTGTAGAGGACCCATTGTACGTCGCCGAGGGGGTGGAAGGCCAGTTTCCGCTAGAATCTTTTTCAAATATCTTAACACTTCCGGAACCAAACCCCACAGACGTGTTCGCGACCACAGCGACTAACCCATTATTCGAAATTACAGACTCTTGCGCGTATTGGATGGTCGTTACAGGTTGTGAAATTGCGTACACAGATCCAGTGACGTTGGTTGTACCAGTTTCTTCTTTCGCTGAGAAGAATAATTCTTTAACGGGGTTTGTAAATTTTAACAATGCCGATTTCTTCGATTCATTAGGTTTAAATTGCATAGTCGATAACTGTAACTGTGTTATGATATACTGCATGGGGCGCGTGAGTAAAAAGTTTATCTCATCCCGAGTGATGAAGTAGAAATCTGTAATGATAGACGCTTCAACGATAGATCCCAATTCTGTTTTAGTGCGTACCATATTTCCATTTACTTCTTCGTAGCTAAACGTCACGTCATCATCCACATCTTTAAACTTTATATGTATTTCGATTAACTGACGAGTAATAGCGCATATAGGTATAGCTAAGCTAGGATTTCTAAAAAAATAGAACGGTAAGTTCAGATAGAAGGTTCTCGGTGTGGAGACGATTTGAATTTGGTTATTGTGACCATTCATGTAGTAAAGGGTTGTATCTGCGTCATCTTTATTGCTATGTAATTGGTTATACATGTCTATATAGTCACCTGTAAGTCGTTGAATTGTTTGTCCGCCAATTACCAGGTCGACATGCTGTATGACGCTCGTAGCAACCGAAGCATTATATAGATTTCCGGATGGTAACTCTCCCAGGGTAAGTTTAAGCATCACACTTCGAAGTAAATCGCCGACGTTATTTGGAATACGGGCTATAGCATTTCCACCCAGTGAGACATTTCCAGTGATAGGAATACCGACCGCTTCTGTAGAAAATCGGGTATGTCTTTTGTATATCGACGAAAAATATGAAATTTTTGGATCACCGGTGAGCCATTGATCCTGGACACCGGTGACAGCGAGGCGTAAACGTCCCGCCATTCTTAATACATGTGAGTAAAATTTTATCAAATAAAACAATGCGATATTATAGATGGATTTGCGTTTGCGAAAATTCAATCCGGCTAAAATGGCCGACGACAAGGTGTGTGTATTCATAGGAAAACGTAATACAGGTAAATCAACACTCGTGACTGATATTTTGTGGCACAAGAAGCACTTACCAGCGGGTATCGTTTTATCGGCTACTGAAGAAGGTAATCATTATTATCAACAGTATATACCTGACCTGTTTATTTACGGAGACTACGACAGAGAGGCTATAGAGCGAGTCATGGACCGACAAAGAAAGCTCGTGGGTGCTGGAAAACAAAATTGTGGTGCATTCCTCTTATTGGACGATTGTATGTACGACAATAAATTCATGCGTGACACGTGTATTCGCCAATGCTTTATGAACGGACGTCACTGGAAAATTTTCTTCATGTTGACGATGCAGTATTGTATGGACTTACCACCAGCTCTTCGCGCTAACGTGGATTACGTGTTTATTCTCCGCGAGAACATCATTCAGAATCGAGAGAAGCTTTACAAATCCTTTTTTGGTATTTTTCCGACGTTCGATATGTTTAACAAGGTCATGGATGCTTGTACCGAGAATTATGAATGTATTGTGTTAGATAACACAAGTAAGTCTAATCGCATCGAGGATTGTGTTTTTTGGTACAAGGCCAAGCTTCACAAGAACTTTAAAGTTGGAGCTCCTGAATACTGGCACGCGCATAAGAAGATGTTCAATCCTAAACGAAGCAGCGTGAACCGAATGGATCCCAAGGCGGTTAAGAATAGGTCTGCACTTAAAATTACCAAGACGAGATAATTTTATATCTTTACAGTAAGATGCCCACACCTAGATCGGGTACATCCATGAACATAAATCAAGGAAACACAAATGTCGAAAATTACCTGTTTAGGAGAAATGTCATGAACATAAATACGGTTGGTTCGGGTATGTTAGGTAAGAGAAAGCGTCTCCCAGCTAACTATATACCCACCAGTAGCAGCGCCAAACGAAAAGATCTAGAAATGGTAGCGAAGGTTGTCAGGGTTTCCAACACGAAAGCATCTATACAGCTCCCCAAACGTGTAATAAAAGAGTTACGTTCGATAAACAACATGTCCACCCTTAAAAGGTGGGAATACGGTGGTAAAATAGATTTCGTGTCCGATGGTAATACGATTAAATTTAACGTTCCGACACGTTTCACCTCGCAACAAAGAATGCAAGTGAACGGGCATATCGTAGGAATTTTTAGAAATTCTTACATTTCATACCACACACACCCGGGTATATCGACTGCTACGGGTAATACACCTTTACCCTCGAGTACTCGAAACGTGTACGTCACACTTCCAAGTGGAGCGGATTTTGAAGCGTATATTAAGGGGTATCCGGGAATGCAAGCGAACATCATCGCAGATAGACACGGATATTACGTTATCGATATTTTGGAGTCCGTGGATAGGGGGCAGAGACCCGTTCCCGCCACTGTGAATAGGCATATGGAATGGGTTCGTTCTCAACCATTTTTTACTTCTAGGGTTTTTGGGGAAGATGGACAGGAGTATTTCCAGACTACGTTAAGAGACTGGAAAGGGGCTATTAACGGAGAATTGAATACACATATGAAACGTATATTTGGTATTTCTATAAAGTATTACACGTACGATGAAGAACCCGCTACGATTACTGTGAGTCGTGTCGACAATTCGAGCGGTCGATAGAATCTTCTAATTCGTCGACTTCATACCACGCGAAATGACATTCTTTTGAATTTTTATCATGAGAGCATATTTCTTGTGCTTCTTCTACAGCTTCTCTGAATCGTAGACGAAGACGCAAATTATCAGGTACAGGTTTGTTCGACGGGACGCGAACCGATTGTTGTTGATATATTTCATTTAGTACATTTTTCCTGGTTTTGTCTAGTCTATATTTATAAGAATCGTTTGAGGAATATGCCCGAATATACATACTATACCCGGGCAATATTTTTTAACTTGGGTTTAAAGACTAGAGACGTGTATCGAATATAATGGCGTACGATTCTCCGGAATGCAACTTTCGGTACAAGGTTTCTTCCCTGGAAAAGGTTATTGACGGAGATACCATTGACGTTTGCATTGATCTCGGATTTGATGTATGCACGAAGCAGCGTGTCCGTCTTCTAGGGATCGATACACCCGAGTCCCGTACTTCTGATAAGGTGGAAAAGGTATTTGGTCTTATCTCCAAACAGAAGCTTAAGGAGTGGTGCCTCAAGGCTGTCGCCAGCGAGAAAGACGACGTTGAGATCGAGCTTAGATGCCCGGAGGCGGATTCTAGGGGTAAGTTTGGACGTGTACTCGCCGAAGTTTGGGTTTCCGAGGACGGCGTATGGACCAATGTCAATAAATGGCTATGCGACAGAGGATACGCGGTGCCGTATGTTGGTCAAAACAAGGCAGATGTTGAAAAGTTGCACATTGTGAATCGTAAGCGACTCATTGAACAGGTAAAAGATAATGCGTTATATCCAGCGATTATCGATAGTATCACGAACTAAATATAACACATAATAGTATAAAAAAATCACCGTTTGCCCTTGTAGCTTAGTTGGTAGAGCGTCGGCCTTGTAAGCCGAAGGTCGCGAGTTCGAGTCTCGTCGAGGGCAGGGCTTGTAGTGAAACGGATATCACACTGGACTTCTAATCCAGCATTCCGGGTTCGATTCCCGGCAAGTCTGATTATTCGTTTCCACCAACCGAACGAATAAGATTAAATATATCTAAAAAGTAATCTAACGATGCGTTTACGAAATTGCCGGAATAATTCCTCTGCAATATCTTATTCGTATCATACACTACAAATAACGCAAAGAGTATCGTAAGAATTCTACTGGGAACGATTGAATTCCGTTCTTCGGCTCGTGTGCGTCTCACATATATATTGATAACGCGAGCGATCAAAATGGTTAAGAGTGAGAAGAATAATATCTGACCGAGAATATCGAGTTTGTATCCCATCTGAACCGTGAAGATTCCGGCGACTAACATACCTATAAATATACCAACGACCTCGAGTAAAGCTTCTTGTAAATTAGGCACGTTGTGAAGTGCCATACCAGAGATATACGCTAGAAGGGAAAATACGGCTACTTTAACGGGAATGGGCAAACGCACGAGACTCAACAATAGTACCAACGCGAGACCCACTATTCCTATCAATAACGCATTGGAACGGGCAATATCTTTCATGTAGGCGTTCCCGGAGGTCGCCTCGGCGGCCCTGTATGCAACAAAAGTTTGAAAAATAAGGTGCCCAAACACCCCCGCCATAAAAGGTATCTTCTTCTGTAAGTTACTCATTTATATTAGATTACAAATTATTTCATTCTACACCTGCATAAAAGTAGGTTTGGTCGTTTTGTACCGCGCAAACGAAGCCTTATCGTTGATGTAATATTTACGATACGCTTCGACGACGTTTGGACACTGGTACGCCACCGGCATACATTCGGGGATTCCCTGGGTCGAGTAATACGCTGTATCACTTTTATGTTCGTCGAAATGGGGTGGTACATTATTCTTGAGCCATAGTAAATGTCCTTCGCATGTATGAATTTTACCGTAGCGTTTCGTGTATTCTTTTGATAGGGCTAATCCGATTTCACATGCGAACATGTAATTACGAAGACTCGAAGAAATCCACATCGTCATCGGGTGTTTCTTGTGCGCGGGTTTGTACCCCCGCTGCGAACCACTTTTTGTATACGGTGCATACTCTCGAACGTATTGTTCCTGACCTGCGTAATACCATGCAGTGTATAACATCTGTGCAATTTCTAACTGAATTTTGATCACATGTTGATCGCAGGAAAGTTCTGCGATCTCTTCCGGAATCAACGAAAGAAAGAAAATATTCATCTTACTTTTAGTTAAAATGTTTTTCGACTTAAGTACACTTAAAAAATTTAGTCCCAATCATGACAATGCACGCGTTAGCAGCTCTTTTAATTGCACCGGCCAGTGCGTTAAATAAACGATTTAAGAGAAACAGGGCATCTTTCTTGGCGGAACCACCTCCACCCACTGATACCGTTGAATCGTGGGATTATGGTGCATACTCCGTGAAAGCGACGGTTGAAGCATGTGACGAACATGGCGAACTCGATAAGACTTTCATTGGGTATAGTCAAAATATGGATATCACCGAACGTACAACTATAGCTTGTGATAGGTATAAGACCCATGGTACAACTTGTGGAGAAGTTCAGATGGTAATCAAGGGTGGGGAATGTGACGAAGTTATTTTCATGAAATTGAAAAACAATATCACTCTAATTCGTCTTCTATGACGATGGGTGGGGCTTCAATCCAATCGAGTGGTTCTAGAAATTCCGCCGCGAATGCGTTATCTTTTATTTCTTTTACCTGCACAATTCTACAATCCTGTGGAGTGATAATAGGTTTCGTTTTACTGGGTTCAATTACAATAACCGGTTTACATAACAATGCAAGCATTTAATTGTAATTAGATTTTAATT